TTTAAAGAAGCTTTTGATAATGAATTGAGACCTATTTTAAAAGCTCGTCAAGAATATATTGAAGAGTCTGTCATGTTAGGACTTGATGAAAAAGATTATTTAGCTAGTAAAAAATTTAAAGAATTTAACAAACAAATTAGTAGTTGGTATAAAACATATACTGGTAAAGATAGTGATGGAAAAACAGTTCCTAAAGCTAAATTTTTAAATAAAAGATTAACTGGTACTGAAAAAGAAATTTTAGATAATTATATTAAAATAAATGACGATAACGATGATATTGAAGGATTTCAATCTTTAGTAACAGATATTATTGGTGCTAAATTTTATAAATTACCATCTCAAAGTAAATCTGATTTAGAAAGAGCTTTAGAGTTAGATATTAAAGGTATAACTAAAGATAAATGGAACGATTTAACTAAAGTTAGAACTGACGATATTGGTTTACAAACTGGTAACGAAAATAAAAACAGTCAAGGTGAAATTATAATGCGTGTTAAAACTCATTATAGAGGTAAATTAGATCCTAATGAACAATCTTTAGATTTAGAAACAATGTTTAGAAATGAATATTGGAATGGTCAAAATTATAAAGAGAAATCTAGACTTGAACCTAAACTATTAATGATTGCAGATATTGCTAAAGAGAAAGAATTTTACACTGGTAAAAATAAAGATGTTGTTCCAGGTTTAAGTAATACTTATACTAGATTAGTAGGTATGATGGAACGTAATGTTTATGACATTATGAGTAAGCATGGTGGTAATTGGGGTCAAGTTGATGTTAATAAAGTCACAAATGCTTTAAACGGATATGCTGCAGGTTTAGCTATGACACTTAATAAAGCTGCGAGTACTACCAATATTATGGGTGGTTTAACAGATATTTTTATAGAAGCTGTCGGTGGTCATCGATTTAATGTTAAAACTTTTGCTAAAGCTGAAGGTAAATACACTAAAGAATTAATTAATATATTAGCAGATACTACACGATCAGTTAAAACCTCTTATTTTAATCAACTTCTTGATATGTTTGATGTATTCGGTAGTCTTGGTCAAAATGAACAGGAAGCTTTACATAATAGTTTTGCTAGAAAATTTGTTACTACTAAATCTGGTAATATTCTAAATGAAATGGGTGAACATGCAATGCACTCAATACTTACTCAATCTATATTGGATGGTATTAAAGCAATGGATGTAAATAACAACTATTTAGATAAAGATGGTAATGTTACTACTGAAGAAAAAGGTGCTTCATTAGCAGATATGTTATATTTTAATAGCGATGGGGTATTGAAAATGAACGATAAAGTCACTTATTCTAAAGCCAATTTAACTGTTAAATATAATGATGGTGGTAAATCTCAGATTAATTCTTTAATCAAACATAGCATATTTAATTTATTTGGTGTTTATGATAATAAATATCAAAGTGAATTTTCTAAAACAGTAGCTGGTAAATGGGTAATGTTATTTAAGAAATTCTTTTTAAGTAAAGCAGCTTACAGGTTTACAGGATTTGGAACATCTCTTAAAAAGAAAGAGAATTTGACAGATGATGATAGATTTTATAACTCTGCTGAAAAAGAATATATTGAAGGTACTTATACAACATTTGTGAGATTTATAAGAGAAGTAGGTATTCCTAATTTACAATCATTGCAAACAATGTATATGAATTGGAAAAATCTTAGTGAATATGAGAAATCGAATCTTAAAAAAGCCACTATGGAAATAATGTTAACCTCTGTCATATTACCATCATTAGGTTTATTAATGGCTGGTATGGATGATGGTGACGACGATAACGATTTACTATGGTTTGCAATTTATGTAAATAGACGCTTAACTAGAGAACTTGCTCAATTTAGAAATCCTATTGAAGCGGCTAAAATGATTCAAAATCCAGTTGCGGGTATTAGACTTATTCAAAATGGATTAAATTTTATGTATGATATTGCAACACCAGTTAATTTTGTTCCAGGTGAAAATGAATCAGTATTTGGATATTTAGATGAAAATTCTAAAGGTGAAAATAAAATGGGTAAACATTTAATCAAACTTGTACCAATTTTACCACAATTAGGAGTTGATTACAAACAAAGACATAGTTTAGAATTTAAATAATCCTAAAGGGTCTAAAAAAAATAAATCCCGTAGTAACCAATTAAGGTCGCTACGGGATTTTCTGTTTTTATCAATTTAAAGAAACATTCCGTTTCTCCAATCTATTGTACTCATTATTTCAGGAAGTTCTTTTTCAAGCTCTTCACCAATTCTATTTGCTATTTCACGTATCTCAAATTGGCTATGGACATCACATCTCACATTTAAAAATCCTAATAAATCTCTTAATGTTCCAGTAATATGAATTGTAGTTTTAGTACATAAAGGTAATATATCTCTAGCACATTCTTTAGCTATTCCAGCTTCAATTAACTCTTGATATAAATTTTCTATATCATACATTAATTTTTGAATTCTATCACTAGCTTTAATTTCTCCAAAATTATAATCTACAATATCTAATACAGGATCAAATACCTCACTACTAGATTGTCTATTAGTTGGGTGTTCTTTACGTAATTCAATTTCTTCAAAACCTAGTGGTTCTGCGTATCTCAAACTCCATTCTTGACCGTTTAAACTTCTATGTCTAAATATTTGAGCTGAAATACTTCTTCTAGTTTCAATTTTAAATCCAAATGAAATGTGTTGGAGCGGTGACCAATGCTTATTATCCATCAAATATTTGACAAGTTTACCACCATTTTCTTTTACAGCACCATGTCTAGCAATAGCCGCAATTATTTCATTATTATCTAATTCTTTATAACTATTTAAACCAATAGTTTTTGAGATTAACTCTACTTTACTCATTATTTTTAATTATTACAAATCCTGTTTTTGGAGTAGGATTTTTATTCCAGTTATTAACTAAGTAGTCTGTAATTGGTAAACCAATTTTTGAAAATCCAGTAACTTTTGCTTTAACTATACCTTTATAATGGGGTGGGTTGAAAATAATTATATCTCCAATTTCGGGAATTACTCCCATAATATCTTTTCTTATATTGTTATCCATTTAATAATTCTTCTAATGTTTTAGGTTTATAATCTATTAATTTAGCATCTACACATCTATATTTATGTAAAGTTGGTTCAACCTTTTCACCTGGATCACCATATCTTGACATATAGTTAATTTCTTCTAATTTATTTTCATGAATATGTGCGTGAATATTCAATCTATAAAATGAAATTTCAGCAGGATGAATTGGTGAATGAGTTAAACAGCAACCTTTATAATCAATCATTCCTGCAACAGATTCTACATAATTTAATAATTCTCGAGTATGTTGATGCAAATCGTGATTTCCCATTACTACTATTTTACGACCATTTAATCGATCTAATAAATAATAATGTTCTTTAGACTCCATCGTTATATCTCCAAGAATATAAGTTAAATCTTTTTTATGAACAACTTTATTCCATTCTTTAATTAAATATTCATCGTGTTCAAATGAATCATTAAAACCTCTGTGTTTAACCATTCATTCATGACCAAGATGTAAACAACCTATGAACCTAACCTGCGACATTTTTTAGTTTATTTAACGATTGTAATTTTTCAATATATAAAACAGCATCCATTAATTCCTCTTTTAAATGTTGTAAAAAATCATCATTATTATTTTCTTCTAAAGTAGTTCCATATTTTTTAATACCTACTTCAGATCTTTTAGCAAATTGATTAATTACCTGTGTTACAATTTTATCCTCCATTATTTATCCTTTTATTAAAATATTCTAAATATTCTTTATTTAATTTATGTAACATATTTTGATCTTCAAAAAACTTAATTATATTTTGAATATGATCTGTTTTTAAATCTTTTAATAATACAAATTTTACAGTTTTACGTTGCTTTCCGTTTTTATAAAAGTTAACTCCCCAAAATGTAATATCTTCAATATTACAATAACCATTTTTAATTAACCAAATATCTTCTTCAATATTCCAAATACGATCTTCAATTTCTTTGTCTACAAGATTTAAATAAGATAATAGTTGACCAAATCTTGAATCTGGATACTTTAACCATTCTTTTTCAATTAAACCCCAATTTTTATGTAGTTTTTTAGCCCAACCAGGAGTATTTGTTCCTAGAAAATGATATAAAGTTTTATTTATAAATAATAATTTTAAACAAATTGGTATTCTGTTTAAATTTCTCATAATAATGTGTCTAATTTATCTTCAACTCTTTTCTTAACTTCATTCTTTTTAATTTTATACAAATATTAAATTTGTGTTATTATATCTGTGACCCGTAAGCCAATTATATAAACTTTTTAATTTGTAATTGTGTGCATTTGCTGCAGAAATTACATTTTCATAATAAATACCCGTTTCTATATTTAATATAAACCTGTTGTTATTTAACACTCTATTTAAGTTAAATTTATTACCTTTCAATCGTTCAGTTATTGCTGCACATTCTTCAGGTGATTTAACCCTTCCTTTATTTGAAAGACTTATTTTTAATTTCTGTTCATCACTCATTTTCTTACCATAACAAAAATGATTTTTTCCAAATCTTAATTGTTTTGCCAATGCTTCTGGTGATATTATTTTACCTTTATGTGCTTTTGACATTTTATCTTTTGTTTCCTGCGAATGTTTAAAACCTTTTCTGGATTCAATAAATTTAAGTTTTGTTTCTTCTGACACAATTCTAGGTAAGTAGTCTGTTTTTGTTAAAAAGCAATTCATACCTTTATTTATATCAATTACATTATATAAATCTTGATAGTAACGTTCTCTAACATTCATTTCATTAAACTCACATTCTTCAATGATTTCAAAAGTATGACTTTTGATACCGTATTTATCAAAAGATCTTGTTAATCTTATTTGACCTTTACAACCATTTCTATAATATTGTTTAAATCTTTTCTCAATATCCCTACTTTGTCCAATATAAATTCTACCATTAGGACTTGTTATCTTATAAATTCCTATCATTATACATAAATTAAATTTATGCAATATACGAAAAATTTATGACAAATCCTAATATTTTGGTAGTTATTTTATATGATTTTTTCTTTTAAATTCATTTATTTAATATTTTCTAGTGGATAAGCGTTTATAATATCATTTTCATTTATATAAACATCTTCTTGTAAATTATTATCGTAAATATTTTTAATATTCTCACTAGCTTTTTTTAAAGCTGTTTCTACGTGTAATTTCGCAAATTTAATCATTGCTAATTTAGTATCATTTATTAATACTTTAGGAGTATATTCTTTTAAAGGACATATTTCAAAATCTACAAAATTATTAAAACATTCTTCTACTGTTATCATATTATCTAAGTTTTTTAATAAATCCATCTATTCCAAAATTATGAATTAAAGCAGGATTACCTTCTTTTACTAAATTATAACCTTTATAATCTGGATTAATAAATTTACTTTTATTATTTAAATACATTTCATAAAAATCAATACAAGGTTTTTTCATCATAGAGTCATCATTGATGAAAGGTATATTATTTTTAAGAATATCTACAATAGAATCACCTTCTAAATCAGTATTAAAATAACATCTAATTAATAATGTATAAACACTAATTAATGGTGTTGATTTAACCCAAAATTTAGAACATTTTATAATTAAAGTTTCTTCATCCAATTCTATAGAGGATTTAATTTTAATACCTAATTGATTTTCAATAGTATTTAAAAATAATTCAAGATTTTTATAATTATTAATTAATATCTTTTGAAGTTCATCAAATTTATCATAATTACCACTATCTTTTCTATGTAAAGTATTTACACCAAAATATATAATATTTTTATTATCAAAACAATTTAATAATTTGTGATCATAACCATGAATTTTACCTATTTCTTTTTTAGCAGATTCTACATAAGCAAAATCATTTAAATAATCTCTACAAGCTGTAAAAGGTAAATAGGTTTCAAATTTACTACCTATTTTATTTAAGATAGTAAATCCTACACCATAATTTCTACCTTCACAAAGTTTAGATCTTTTTTGTAATTCTTTAATTTTTTTCATTTATTTAATATTTTCTGGAGGATAACAATCTAAAATATGAACGCAATCTTCATAACTTACAGTATCTGTAGATGATCCATAAGGAGTTTCATCTAATGCTGTTTTTAATGCTTTTTTAACGTGCATATTAGTAAATCTCCTCATAACTTCATAAATATGTTTATCTAAACCTAATTTCTTTAATTCAGCTAACATTCCATATTTTTCATCAGGAGATGTTGTTTTCCAGAATTCTTCTGCTGTTGGTAAATTCATTTTATATATAATTATAATTTATTCTATTTGGATTTATCGATTTTAAACTATTCTCCAACCACCTTAGCTGAAATTCCTCTAAACTACAGAAAATATGAACTGTAGACTCTTTACCTTCTTCAAATAATAGACTTCTACCACATCTTTGTTCTAATGTTTCAGAGTTAGAATTAATATCTGTAATCAATATGGTGTCTAGACCTTCATATGTAACCCCTGTTCCACCTTTTTTAATAAGACATAAACTATTACTGCGATACTCTTGAAAGTCCTTTAAAACGTCGTTATTTTTACTTTTAGAATTAAACATTGGAATATTATAATTCATTCCAACTTTTTCATCTCCTGTAAATAATATAAATCGTTTATCAGGATTATCTTCAATCCATTTTTGAACATTTCTAATTAATGATTGACAACTATTAATCATTTTCATTCTAAATAAAGCTATCATCATTTTATCTTTTCCAAATGATTCATCAACTCTTTTAGATATTCTTTGACACTCTTTATAATCTGTTGAATACCATCTCTTTAATCCTCCAAATTGTACAGATTTAATATTATCTAATTTAAACAAATGAACTTCAACTTTAAAATTATTAACAATTCCATCATTAATTGCATCATCTGTACTATAATCTACAATTTGTTGTAAACCTGTTGTAAACTTTAGGTTTAATAATGTATCTTCACTATATGTACCTGATGCTAATATAACTTTATCATTATTTTTAACAATTTTAGTTACAATAGGTAATACATTATCAGGTGGTATTAAATGCGCTTCGTCCATTACAACAAATTCATATTTATTATCTTGAACTTTATGTAAAGATTTAAATGTTGAATAATGAATATTAGGATAGTAATCTAATATTTTACATTCATTAATCCAACTATTTTTAATATCAACATTTGGATAACCAACTAATATATTAGTATTTAGATCATTATCAGACATTTCTCTAATTGCAGTAAGTAAAATTCTTGTTTTACCACTTCTAACACTAGCTAATACAATTCCTCTAAATAATGAATTTTTAATTTTATCAATTATTATTCTCTGAATTTCATTTTTTGTCATATATATTTAACATGTATCACCACATTTTTTACAAACATACCATCCTGTTCCAGTACCATCTGAATATTCATGGTTACATTCTTTTTCTTTATCTTCCATATTATTATTTATTAAAATAAAGAGAGAAGATAGGAATCGAACCTATATAAAACAGTCATTTCTGACTGGTGCACTTACCAATTGGCTACTTCTCTCTATTATTAAAAGATACCTTACAGCTTCACTATAAAGTTTGTGGTCACTCATCCACATTACACGTTGTTTTAAGGTTTAATTCTGTTACCAAAATGCAGCACACGTATTACCTTAGCCGACAAGTGTTTTTAACTTACTTTATTTCGGGTCTACTCTATAGCCTACCGAGTTATCAGTTACGGGGCTTGTATAGATTCAGGGTTACTGAGGTATCTTAAAATTAGTGTTACTACTAACCCTTTTTTACACTTTGTTAATTTTAAAATAGAGATTTAATAAAATCTTCTCTCATTTTAATTGCACCATTTCTATTTAAAGAACTACCAATATAAATAGCTTTTGATATTTTTTTAATAGTTTTAAAATTTAAATAAGCTTGAAAATTATTATTATCTTTATCATATATAATACCTTTATATCCAGTATTACTTCTTATTGATTTACTATTTTCCATATTTAAATTTATCCTGCACAAGAATCACACTCTAATAAAGACTTTCTTAATTGTTGTGCTGCATTAGTACCATGTTGATAATATAATGTTTTAATTCCAAGTTCTGCAGCTTTATATAATAATGCATTAACTTCTTTATAACCAACTTTTTGATTAATCATTAAATTTAATGATTGAGATTGGTCTATAAATTGTTGTCTTTGTGCTGCTTGAATTAATATCTCCATTGGAGCTATTTCTTGAAATGTTTTAAATACATTTTTTTGATGTTCGTTAAGTTCTGCTAAATGTGATACTGAACCATCATTTTGTGCAATACTATTCCAAACACTTCTAGTATTAATACCTAATTCTTCCAATAATTTTTCTAAATTAGGATTTTTAATTACATGTTTACCACCAGCAATATCTTTAATATAATAATTACTAAATATAGGTTCAATACCTTGTGATACTTGACCTAATATAAATGCTGAAGATGTATTTGGTGCTACTGCATTCATTAAACAATTTCTTCTACAATAACCTTCAAGCATTTTAGGCTCACCATAAAGTAAAGCTAATTCTTGAGAAGCTTTTAACGTATGATCTTGAATCTTTTTAAATAATTTAGCATTAATATATTTAGCATCCATTGATTCAAAAGCAATATCTTTGTTTTGTAATAAGGTATGATAGCCTGTACAACCAACTCCAATATCTCTAAAATCATGTGATGAATTATATGCTTTTTTTAAAAAGAACCATTTATAATTATCTTCTTTTTTATCACTGTGTTTCCAACTTAATAAAGTTCTTTGATAAATTGTATGTAAACCATCTAATGCTTGAGCAAGAACTTCTGTAGCTCTACCAAATTCAGGATGATCTATAAATACTGCATTCATTGCTGCAATATCACAAACAAATGAATATTTATCATCTGAAACTTCTAATATTTCTGTACATAAATTTGAAGATTTTATTGTAAAATCATTATCTTTATATACATCAGGTTTAGATTTATTTACATTATCTTTAAGAAATATATATGGTAATCCTGTTAAAAACCTAGATTCGTGTACTTTTAATAGTGTTTCTCTAGCTTTTTCATCACCATTTGCAGCTTTATCTAAGAAATCTTGACCAATACAAACTCCATAATTAATTTTATCTAAAGGATTATTATCCCTTTGAATATCTAAAACTCCTAAAATATCATCATGATCAATATCCCAATATAATGCCATATATCCTCTTCGGACACCTTGATTTACTTCTTTAATAATTTGATTAAATCCCTCTGCAAAATATAATGAACCTGGTGATGGAATACCGCTATTTGTAATACTCGAGCCAGCACCTCTTAAATCCATATATCCAGAACAGCCTTTACCGACTTTTGTCATTATTGCAGATTCTCCTTTAGCAAAAGCTATTTCACCCATAGAATCACCAATATGTTGATTACTACAACTAAATGGTAAAGCACTTTTTCTACCAACACTTGTGATAAAAGGTGTTGATAATGCATACATTCCAATATCTAAATACTTTAAAAATTCTTCTTTAAAAGTAGGATTTTTTGGTAATACTTCTTGAATTGTATCTGCAATTAATTCAAATCTAATTTCAGGAGTTTCTCCTGGTAATAAATAACCACTTTTTCCGTCATTTAAATAGGCTGACGAAGCCTGATTTATCCAATTATACATATATGTTAAAATAAGTCGTTTGTTGTTGCTACGTGTGCATGTTTATTGTAATTTGGTGAAGTCTTATGGAAGAAATCTACATGTATTGTAGAGGCTTGTTCTAATTCAAAGAAATCAAATTTTTCAATATCTTTATCTTGAATATCAAATATTTTATCTATATTTAATAATTCTAATGAATAATTGATTCTAAATTTAATATAATTTTTAACTTGTTCTACTTCTAAATACTCTAGATCTCCATGTTCAAACACCCAATCAACAATTCTAGATTCTGATTCATAAGATTTTATCATTGCATTTTTTACAACATTATTAAAATCTTCTGGAAATATTTCAGGACTTTCTTCTTTTAAAAGATTAATAATATAAATACCAAATAAGGCATGAATATTTTCTTCTTTTGTGGTATCCATAATAACATTATCTGTATCTTTTAAATATCCTTTTTCTTTATTAATAACTTTTAATATTGAAAATAATCCAAATAATGAACTATTTTCAATTGCTAAAGAAAATAATGTTAGAGCCATTATATGGTCTGTAGAATTACCTTCTTTAATTTTTAATAAATATTTTTCAAGATATTTAACTCTATCTGCGACACATATAACATTTTCCAAGTCTTCAAATTCTTCTTGTAAACCAAATACTTCAATAGGTTTTCTATATCCTCTTTGATGACGTACTTCACTTTCTGCAAAAGTAACACCAATTGAATCAATTTCAGGTTTTGGAAACATATTATATAAATCTGCCCAAAATCTTTTAACTTTAATTTCAACTTGTGCAATAGCTAATAAAGCCCTTTTAGCAATCACTTTTTCTTTGAATGACATAAAATTATTAAAATCATTCTTATCTGAAGAAAAGTCCCATTTATTTACAAACCATTGTGTTTTATTAATTGCTAATAAAAAAGTTTCTAATTCCGGATATTCTTCAGGCAATACACTTGTTCGTTTAACTAACAAACTTCTTTTTAACATATGTTTATTTAAATTATTACTTATTTCCATACTTTCCCTCCAACTTCCGTTAGTATTAGTACTTCATTATGAGGATTAACGTAATCTCCTAACTCCTGGTTACTATCTAAAGTAACTCCTAACTCCTTTTGTAATCTCTCTTTTAGTTTTAAATCTTTGTAAAGTATTTGTTTTATTTTTAGTAGAAAGTTTACACCTGCACTGTTACCAGAATATACTTCTCCCCAGAATCTTAAAATTAATTGTTTAGCATCATCTCCAAATTTAGAGTATTCACTATTTAATAAACAATTATATTCATTAAGATATTCTTCTGGGAATTTAAATACATATACCACTTTATCATCTATATCAATATGTTTTACAAATAATTCATTATTTGTAAGTTTATGTTCATATTTAGTGAATTCAGGATTCTTAAAATTGAATTCGTGTAATATAAATATACAATCTCCATATTCATTATTTTCATCAAATAAATATGTATTGATAAGATATGGTAAAAATTTAATATTTAAATCTAGTACTTCTGATAATAATGGTAATAGATAAGTTTTTGATTTTGAATATCTCATTTTACTCATCTTTTAAAAATATTAAATTACTTTTGTTTCTATGTGGATTTTTTAACCAATTTACTAATGTGTGCCATTTTACATTAATTGATAATGCAGCTTCTGTAATTGTATTAAAAATTTCACTAGTTTCAACATTAATAACTTTTTTAGATCGAGGATGTTTACTTGTGTCCTTAAATCTTTCTATTTTTTTATTAGATAAATTTTGCTTATGTTCATCTGAAAATAAAACTCCTTTTTTACCATCACTTATTGATTTTATGTGTTCTTCAGATAATTTAACACCTGTTCTAGATTTAGACATTTTATCTCTGGTTTCTTGAGATGCTACTCTACCTTTATTTTTAATTCCCATTTTAGCACGAGTTTCCTCATTATGGAAATTTCCAGTATTTGCTAAACTAATTTTTAATTTAGTTTCTTCATTTAAAACACCTGACCTATCATTTGATTTTACTAATGTACAATTTAACCCTTCATTTAATACATTGTAAAATTCTTGATGATGTCTTTCTTTATCGTTTAATAATAAAGTATCGCACTCTTCTAAAATTTCAAAAGTGTGATTTTCTATACCATATTTATTAAAAGATCTATTTAATTTTATTTGTTGTTTACTTTTTTTAATATTTTGATACTCTTTAAATCTCCTTTCAATATTTACAGCTTGTCCTATATAAATTCTCCCTGAAGGAGAAGTTATTTTATATATACCTGTAATTTTACTCATTAATTTATTCTTCTTTCTGTTTATTATAAAAGTTAATAAATTCTACACAAATATTATAAACAGTTTGAATTTTAGATTGATTTAAAATTTTAGTGTGTTGTCTAAATAAAACTTCGTTAAATTTTTCAATTCTTATTTCAAAAGTTTCAATAAATAATTCATAATTTAAACTTTCAATCTTTTCAACAACTGCCATTAACCAATTCCAATCTTTATTAAAAAGTAATTCATCAAAACAATTACCATTTTGTTGTTCATAAACAATCTGTTCTAACAACATTTCGTTATCATAATAACCTATGTTTTTCTCAAAAGTAAAACCCATAAATTCTGCGATAATTTTATTATTTTCTTCCATTAATTTACTTCTATAAAATCATCATTTAATATTAAACTTCCATTATTTTCATAAACTTCTTGACTAAAATCATAAAGTTTATTTTTCCAATGGTAATAAATTAAATCTAAATTTTCATCTAATCCTTTATATTTATAACCTGCTTTTGTTGTAAATCCATTAATTGCAGCATTATGCCATTTATCACTTATTTCAAATACGTGAGGAACTTTTTCACCTCTACCTATGAATATGAATTTAAATGGTGCTAATGTGTAATCAACTAATCCTAATTGTTTACAAATACTATCAAATGCTTTTGTGTAAACACCTTCTTGAAAATAATAACAATATTTAATAAAACTTTTTGTAAATTCATCAGCTCTTGATGAACCAGTTTTAATATCTTCCATATAAACAACTTTGTTTTCATGGTCAATTGACATTTTATCAATTATGCCTCTCAAATGAAATCCTTTATAATAATATTCAAATTTATATTGATAATGATTCTCAAAATTGTTATTAAATAAATGTTGTGTGTGTTTATGATTTAATAATAAATCAACACATTCTTCACCATCTTGTGATTCTTTTTGAGTAACTACAACTTTATCTTTAGTTTCAAACTTAATTTTAATATAATTCCAAAATTCATCTTTATCAAAATTAGCTATTAACTTTTCTTCAAGTTTTGTACCACTCCAAAAAGCATTATGTTTTACAATTTTTAAAATTGTTTCTTTATCAGGTATTGTATCATAATTATCTATAATAATGTCACATAATGTACCTAATGTAGCAGTTGGTTTATTATCATCATAAACTACATATAAATTTTTACAGATATTATTATTTGTAACTTTATCTACTAATAAATCATCCACATAAGAACCAAATCTTAGACCGTCTCCTTCTGGATTTGACGGTCTAATTAAAGCTTTTGGTCCATTTCTTACAAAATCTGAAATTCGTGAATACGATAATTTCAAATCTATATTCTCTTCATTACTTATCAATTTCTCTAACTGGTTCTCTTTCGTTATCTCTTTCATTTACAATTGTTAGTTCCATTACTAAATCCATTAGTTCGTTACCGTTTTTTAATTGCTGTTTTAAATCAACATCGTCTTCATCAAACGCTAAAGTCCATTCAGTAATTTCAATTACTTTATCTAAGTATATTCTAGCAGAAGTATAATCTTCTGTTATTAAATACGATTGTAATTTAATACATTCTTTGTCATTTAAAGCAAAACAACATAACTTACTAATATTTTGTAATAGTTCTTTTCTCATTTTTATTTAATTATATTATTTTATAATTTCGTAAGACCATATAAAACCTCCTGCAAAATTTCTTTCTCCTCTACAAACTTTTGTAATATTAACTTGTTGTATATTTAACTCTCTCATTATTTCACCTGCACCATACCATTCTCGAATATAATTCCAATTTTTATCATATTGATAAATTATTTTAGAATTGACGTGTTCAATACCTAATTTTTTACCAAGTTTTTGTTCACTTATCATTTTGCAAATTTCAGGAGACCGTTTTTTACCTAGATTTGCTTGTCTAACTTTTTCAACATGTTTGGGATTTAATTTCGTACCTTTTATTTTAGAAGGTTTTCCTTTATTCGCTTTAGAAATCTTTTCTTTTGTTTCATCAGAAACAACTCTACCTTTATGAGCCAAACTCATTTTTAATTTAGTTTCTTCTGAACGTTTTAAACCTTGACAAGATTCTGCAATTTTTCTTATATTAAATCCTCCATCATAGGATTGATAATAATCCATCCAAAATTGTTCTCTAACAATTAGATCTTCAATATTACAATATTCAATTATTTCAAAATTTATAGAATCTTTTCCATACTTATTAAAATGATTTTGTAATATAATATTTGTATGTTCAATTTTATTTAATCTTTCAAAATGATTACTCAATCTTACATAAAGATTAGAACTACTTCCAATATATAATCTATTGTTTATATTGCTGAAAAGTTTATAAATCCCTATTTTCCCAAACATTTCTTTCCTAACAAGCTTATTCATAAGAAATATTATTTAATATTTTTATGTAAACTCCAGGATTTTCTTTGTCATAAGAATACCACTCACCATTTAAATTTAAAGGTATTGGTATAAAATATTTCATACAGTCATCATTCAAAAAATCATGAGCTGTGAATAAATCAGCAATTACTTGAACAATATTGTGAAAGTCAAAATTTCTTCTACTATCTCTAACAAAATGAAATCCAATTTGTAATGGTAATTCTTTACCCTCAACCTGCTTTAAAAATTCTTCTCTTAATTCTTCAATTAAATTGGGTTTATTTACATAACCCTTAACTATCTTCTTACTTGAGGAATAAGACTGTATTCCTAAATTATTTAAATAATTTTTTACAGTCTTACTTGCAAAACTACCATGTTTTGTATTAATTCTACTATTTTTAGAACTTGGTACATTTCCTTTAATAAAAATCATATTATTTTCCATATATTTGTATTTCTGCAAATATATGGAAAATATATGACAATTCCTAATGAATTACTGTTTATTTTATATTATTTTCTACCATACTATTCTAGCATAAGATTCATAATTATCTTCTATATATTCATCTAATTCTGTAAAAATAGTTGAATAACTCATCAATATTGAAAAAGGGTTTACGATAATTTTATTTTTATCTTCATCAATATGTTTACATAAATTTAAATTATCACCTGTTAAAAATACATATACAATATTTTCCTTTCTTTTATTAATTTCTATAATTACATTACGAATAAAATGTTTCCAAATAATTGTATAATCTTTATTTTTATCAATACACATTGAACAATTTAAAAATAACATATCTTGATCACAATAATCATCAAGACTATTATCAAAATTAGTTATACTATATTGATTTCCATATATAGTTTCATAAATACAATCTCTAAAATGTCTTAATTCTAAAGGTAAATCTTTAGTTACAAATGAAGGTTCTATTATTCCTCTACCAATACCTGATGATCTATTATCTATAACAGGTCTATCGTCTATTATTACAATTTTAACATCTTTTAAACTACATCTTTTAAATGGTGTAAATAATCTACTTTTTATAGGATAAACTTCTTTATCAGATAAATAAATTTGATCTATAAAATTACCTAAATGTTTTGAATAATCAGAATCTAATAATTCAGATAAAGCATTTGACCAATCTAGATTTAATTCTTTTACCCAATTAAATTTACTTTTATTTTGTTTAGAAAGGGTTATCACTGGATTCCGTTTTAGGTGTTGGTATTGGATCTAAATTTTCTATTTGACCTACGGTTTCTATTTTATTTACAACATTCCAACCTTGAATAGTATCGGCTTCTGTTGTTTTTTGTAATTCATCATATATACTTGCTGACCAAGTAGTTCCAAATGATACTGAAAAAGCTTTACGACTCTTTTTTTGTTTTGGTATTATAAGTTGATTTGAATCATAACCTTTTAAATTATCTGAGAAAATATAAGGATTTTTCTTCTTATTTTCTTGATTATTAACCCAATTAATATAAGTTGATGCAGGAATATCGGATTCTGTACCTAAAATATTACCAGATAAAATCTGTCTTTCACAATGACTTTTTCTTTTTTCAATATAATCATACATTAAATCTCTAAATAAACATTTATTGTTAATAGATGAATTATCAATTTGATTGAATAAAATATCAGATAAACTTAATTGATTTAAATAATTTTTATTTTTTAAAATAGAAGTTTGATTTTTTATTGTGAAATTAACAATCAAAGCATTCATGAATATAAATGGTAAGATTTTATTTATTTCATAAGTAGGTGTATGAATTCTAAATTCAATAGTTTGCTTATTACCAAATATTAATGGAATTATATTAAATAATAAATAACGTGGTTTAATTAACCATTTCTGGTTACCGTTTACATCTGCAGGATGAGCTATGACATTATCAAGACTATTTCCAACTGATTTAAAATCTTGACCCATTGATAAATATTTATATAATACTCCAAAATTTTCATCTATATTTCTAGAATCAATTACAGGATCTAATTGTGATAAAATTTCAAATGTTGACAATGGTGCAGAATAATTCTTATTTTTAATATGATAATTATATTTCTTATATAAAGGAAACATTTGAAACATTTCATCTTGAATTTTCATACCAATTTTGAAGAAAGCTAATATAAATTCCTTTGTTCTAGGAACATTACCTAAATGTAAATGTAAAGAACAAGTATCATCGTCATATTCAGTTCTCTCTTTTAAAACTTTAAGAATGTCTGCGGTACATTGTAAACCTTTTTCACCTTCCATGGGAACTGTAACATATTCAATACCAGATATAGAACCATCTCTTAAAGGAATTAATCCATATTGATTAAGTATTCTATTTGGAATAAACCCTTTAGTTGTTTCAAATTCTAAACCAAATGATAAATTTTCTAATAATGAGGCATAATTTTTAATACTTTCTGAAATTTTAGGATTATAATTTTTATTATAATTTTCTAAATTATTTCCTACAATTCCCTTTGAGTCATATGGTAAATTATATTTATAATCTTTTTTTGGAAAATTTATCAAATTAAATTTATATGCAGGAAATTTCGATATATGATAAAAATTTCCAGAAGATAATTCTTCTCTATATTCTTTATTATTTCTTAAAATATTTACATCCCATATCAAATATAATTTACCATTTTTATCTGTAATTTTAGAATAATTCGTATTGTTGTTGAAATAACCTATAATTAAATTATTTTCTACCATATTAACAACTCCGTGAATTAAATTATTATCTAAATTGACATATTCTTGTAAACTATAATTATAAACAATTAATCCTGTTTCTTCTCTATAACATTTACCATTAATTAAATAACAATCTCCAGAATTTTGAATATTAACGTCTCCTAATTTATAATAAAGTTTATTAAATTTTCTACATTTAGAGATTAATAATTCTTCTCCTTTTATTGTAATTACTTTTTTTTCAGCACTCATTTTTATTTTTTATTAGGTTTTTCAACAAAGTCTTTTAATGTGTGACTTATTAAATTTAATGTATTTATTGCAGCTTTAACACTTTCATCATCTTTCCAATCAGAAAGTTCAATAAGTGTTTCATCTATATCTTCTGAATGTTTTTCAAAACATTCTATAATTAATTCTGAAATAAATGATTCATCTTCTAATTCTTTATCAACTATTGCTGCATCAATAATTTTTTCATTATCTACAATAGCTTTAACAGAATTATCAAATAATTCTTTATTGAATGTTGGTGTAATAGCAGGTAATTGTATAATATGCATTTCAACTTTAGTGGACAAATCTTCCCTTTTAACCCATTTTATTAAAATACCATTGTTAAAATAATATATTTTTTCAAATCCTAATTCTGTTATGTTTCCAGTAAATGGTTTACCATCTAACATTGCAATAGATACTGTTTTTGTAGAACCTATGTCAATTATTGGATGTTTTGAAATATGAGATAAAATTTGATAGTCAATGTATTGTGATGGTATTTGTAAAAGTTTTCAACATTACACCATTAATAAAATAATGAAATTGGATGTTATCTGCATCTTTTTGAAAAGGTATAAATCCTTCTTTATTTAATATATTAAAATTAAAAGTACCGTCTTTATAATTAAAAGTTAATCCTTTAACGTTTTTAATATATGCATTTGATGTGATATGATCAATTCCTGCAAATTTAAAACCCCAGTTTTTGATATAGATATATATTCCATTTATAAGTGAACCACTTTCATAATATCTCAAACTTTTAGAATAGATCCTATTTCCATAATCCACAACCGCTTTAAGAGGTTTATCGTTTTGTAAATTAGTCATTAAGTGTTTTTGTACATCTTGATCTGTGGGAATTGTAAATTCAGTTTTAGATTTTGATACATTTTCCCAA